TCAAGGTCATAAACCTTGCGGCTCTTGGGAAGCCATTTCCCATGTTCATCCATTGCCCTCATAGTCAGCATGACATGGGCGTGGGGATTGTGTCCCGGCGGATGGGGGTCATGGATGGCAAAGTCAGCAATCATGCCTTTGGAAACAAACTGCTGTTTACAAAACTCCCGGACAAGGACAGCATACTGGTCAGGTGGTATCTCTCTGGGGATGGTAAGCACCCACCGCCTTGCAAGCTGAGAGTTCCATTGTTTCTCCACCGCTTCGGCGGCGTTCCATAGGGTATTGCGGTCTGCATATTTCTGTGGGGCATTTGCCGGGAGCAGGATTTCATTGTGGACGATACCACGCTTTTCCGGGTAGTGCTTCACTTGCTGGTCATATTCACAGAAAAGCTTTTCGCCACTCTGGTAAGCAGCGGCGGCAACCGCAGACTGCCGCTGGCTTCGCTGTACAATCGTGATTTCGTTGTGTGGACAGGGCATTTCGTGTCCCTCCTTTCTATGCTTGGTGGATGGGGTGGCGTTTTGCCACCTCATTTTGGGCAGAAAAAAAGCAGGAGACCTTTTTCAGATTTCCTGCTCGGTATGCCGCTGGGCGGCGGGTATTTAGTTGTAAAAGTTCGGGGCAAGTTGACCCGATGTAGAAAAATAGCAAAATGGAATTTCAAGCTTCTACTGACAACAAATAAGCAAGCAAATCCTCTTTACTAAGAGGTTCGCAATGACTTAGTATGCAATATTTACAATCGATAGATTGAATAGTCTGAACCAAAGAATACAGTTTATCCTTATCCATATATCCATTATTAAAGAAATCTTCACTCGTTGAATCTCCTAAAAACAAAACTTTTTCTTCTGGCACATAAACACAAGTAGTATCTTCTGAATGTGGCGAAATTGTATGAAAGATTTGTGCAGTAATGCCACCTAAATCCAAAGTCATTTTATCCGAGAAAGTTATGTCGGACAGCACAATACTTAATTTGTCCTGTCCGCAATATTCTTTTCTAAAATGAATATCTTCCTTTTTCAGAATTTCGATATAATTGAGGTTTTTTGCCTGTTCTTGCTGGTCTTTGAGGAACTCATTTGTTTTGCCATAGGCAATACTTATTCCATTGATTGCGTGCATACCAAAGGTGTGGTCATAATGCCAATGTGTAATAACCGTAAAATCCGGCTTGTTAAACTGTTCCGCTTCGATTGCCCTGTAAAAATCCTGAACATGAGATGCCGAATATCCAGTATTGAAGTCAAATCCGATTATTGAAGGAAACCTCCTGTTTCACACTACATTCCAGCAGTATATCCCCTACAAGAGATACGGAAAGTAGTTACTCCGGGATTTTAAGTTTCTGCCCAGCGTAGATGATTGTGTCCTTGATGCCGTTCAGTTCGGCAATCTTAGGCCACTCGTTACCATTGCCCAGCAGCTTCTTTGCAATCTTCCAAAGGCTATCTTTATCCTGCACAATGTAGGTGGTGTAGGCGGGTTTTTCCTCCGGGGACGTGGCAACTACCGTACCGCCGCTTTCCGTGGTGATATATGCGTCATTGAAACCAGCGGCCTTGACACGGGCAAGTTGAGCGTCCGCATTGGCCTTGACACTGTAAGCCCCGGTCTGCACCTTGTACAGGTTTCCGATTTTCTTAATCAGTGCGTCAAAGCCCTTGCCCTGGACGGCTGCAAGCTGTCTGTCAGCGTTTTCCCTATGAGAGTATGCACCAACCTGTACCCGGTACAAAGTCCCCGCAGGAGCGGGCGTAGGGGCGCTCTGGGCATACTTGTCATAGTAGGTCTTACCGTACCCAGCCCGCTTCTGCTGGACGCTCTCACCCTGGTCTGCGGGGCGCTCATACTGCATGAGGACGGCGTTGGACGCTTCCAGGATGGAGGTTGCCCCGTTGAGGGTGATCATCATGGACTTATAGCCCTGCATTTCCTTCCACATGAAGTCAAGCTGCATACCCAGGTCACCAATGGACTTGCCCACGGAACGGGCATACTCCAAAAGCGCCTGCTTGCGGCTCCAATACGTCCACTGCGCCAGCCCATACCCGGCGCTGTCCTTCACAAAGTTCCCGTAGGAACCATTGTCCACGGCGGCGGTATAACTGTCATCGGTATAGCCCAGCTTCTTTTCATAGGCGTTTTGCAGGTTGGTGGGCTTAAACCCGGACTCTGCATAAAGGTTACCCATGATGCCAGCAATGGCAAAATGGTTCAGCCCCTTGCCTTTGAAGAAGTTCCAGATGGTAGACTCCACGGAACCCCCATCAGAAGCACCAGGGGGCGTTTCTACTGGCTTTTCCGTTGCCCCCAGTATCTTGTTCACCTTCGCCGCAATGTCGCTCTGACGCTGATACAGGTAATCCCCAGGGCAGGATTTATTGGCATAGTCCCGGTGTACAGTCATGTTGCAACCGTTCAGGTGGTTCACACGGGTATTCTTGTCCGTGGAGCAAACCAATTTTTTAATACCGTTCCGTTTGCAAATGTCAGCCACCAGTTCAATCAGGACAGCGTAGGCTTTATCGTTGACAGCGTAGGGGTGAGTGGTGTCACTGGCAACCTCAATGGTGATAGCCCGGTGGTCATTTGCCGCAGAGGAAGTACACCAGGAGCGGTCTTTTTCCTCACAGTACATACCAATGCGCCCATCATAGCCAACACCATAGTTGGAACTGGCCTGCCGGGAGGACGGAGCAAAGATACTACCCAGGGTTTCCACACTACACTGGCCTACGACACAATGAATGGTGATAGTGTCAATAGGCTTTTTCCTGGGAGAATTACGGTTTGGGGAAATTCTGGTATAACTCACTAAAGGGCTATTAGTCATCTTCATCATCCCCCTTACCGTCACCTTCGCAGAACCCGGCAAGAGTATCACGGTCTACCACGTCCCCTTCTTCGTCATAGACCATCCCGGTTTCTTCGTCATAATTCAAACCGCCGACATAGGGCAAATCGTCATCAATTTCCCCGTTGTAGTACCGTATATTCAAAGCGGGTTTGTCATTCTCGTTCATGATTATTCTCCCTTCTTCTTAGGCTCCTGATAGGTCATGGCCTGCTTAGAGTCACCGATACCCGCAGTGGTGGGGTCAGTCACGATGCCCAGAATGGTCAGAACAGCAAACAGGGCGTTGACCACCGCCAGCAGCTTGTCCCCCAGTTCGCCCAGGTTCAGGGTAAAACCGAACACAGCGGCTACCACCTGCACCAGCAGGAGAATGGCAGGAATGAGAGAAATCCAGAAGTTCTTGTTCTTGATACGTACAGTCCAGTTAATGTTAGACATAATCTTTTCCTCCTTAAAATGAAAGAGGGGCTACAAACGCCGCAGCGCTCATAGCCCCATTGGACTTGCCGGGAACCCTTGCCCCGGCCATGTTTGATTGTTACTGGGAAGTTTCATGCTTTCCTTCAAAACCATCCAGTCTATGGTGGGCAGATTTTGTAGATTGCTCCACAATGATAAGCCTATCCCTCAAGTCCTGAATATCGTTTCTCATGTTACGCATATCAGACTTAATCTCATTTACGCCATTATTGATATTCTCCAACTTCACAATGAGGGTGGTCATTTCAGACGCTTCCTTCTTGTCATCGGTTGCCTGGTTTCTACGGATGCCCGTAATGCCCACTACCACGGCAACGCACAAAGACAGGAAAGAAATGAGAATAGGGATTTCCTGCATTGTGTACATTCTCCTTTACATGAAGTGAAGATGATAGGTGGGAAGCGGGACTTCACCCCGCCCTCACCCGTGTGGCCTTACTCCGTAATAAGGCTTTCCAGTTCCAGGTCAATGAGCATTTCCTTCACCTGGGGCTTGAGCAGGGCGGGAACGGTATCATAGGTTCTCTTGCCCTTGATAATCAGTGCCACATAGATAACAGCCATCTTCTCCACCTCCTTCCGTCTGATAATGAACAGATAGCTTCCGAATATGCGGAGTAACATTACTGTTCCTCCAACAGCTTCTTGACTTCATCCAGAAGCGCAGACGGAACGTCCTTGATGGTTTTCAGTCCCTTACGAATGAGGGCTACATAGATTTTTGCCATATCAGTTACCTCCCAGCATCATTTCATAGACTTCCGCAAGCGCCACCTGTACGTCCGTAATGCTGTCTGCATTGGACGTAAGCATGGCGTTGATACGCTCCATAGCCTTTTCCTGGGGAGTCTTTTCACCCAGGACAATCCAGGAGCGCCCACCATCTACACGGTTACTAAGCAGCACCATGTCCTCAAAGGTTTCCGCGGTTTCACCATCGGAGATTGTGACGGTAGAGAGATTGTCCGTAAACACGGAGTCCTCAATGACCCCTTCGGCAATGTAGTTGTTGCCGTTCAGTTCCAGATTTTCCAGCTTTCTACCGTCAGCCAGTGTGATTGTGTACATCGTGATAAACCTCCTTCTTTAATTGTGCATAGAGAGTGTTCATGTTCTCCCTCTGCTGCTTGCTCATTATCTTGTAGTGATTGCACATCCAAGCATTGAACCAGTCATCAAACTCCTTTTCGGATAGCTTATAGACCAGTTTCTTCATTTTCCTCCGCATGGCGGTCAGCCGTTTGGGGTTTATCTTCTGAATAACCCGCCCGGTATCCGTCAGGGAGTATTGAACTTGCAGGAAGCGCCACATACTGGACAACTTGCATATCCTGGTTTTCCGGGTATTTACCGTAATTCCCAGTTCGTTTGCAATGGCGATTATCCCTTGAAGCAAGTCCTCAAGAAACTCCTTGCTTTCATGGATTGCATAACTGTCATCCATATACCTCCCATAGAACTTCACACCCCGTACTATCTTTACATAGTTATCAATCGGTATCGGGTAGATAATCCCGGCAACCTGCGCCACCTGGTCACCGATATTCAGGTGCTTGTACATATACCGCTCACCTGTTCGCAAGGTTTTATCCACCTGCTCATACTCCAAGGAATTGAACAGGGTATCCATGCACCCCGCATATTCTTCATCCGTCATATAGGACACATCAACCTTTGAACGGTCAACCACCTTGCGGAGAAAATTCAATGCGTTTGGGTCATGGATATACTTCTCAAACTGTTCCATCAGACGGTCATGCCGTATATTGTCGTAATACTTTGAGAAGTCGATAAGCAGTATGTAGCCATCGTTGGACTTGTGCTGACTGTAATACTTCCTCAAATGAGTCAGTAGCCGCTTCCGTGCAAAGTCAATGCCCTTGCCAACCTGACTTGCGCTATTGTCGTAGATAAGGTACTTCTGGACAGCAGGGGTAAGGATTTCATCACATAGGGCGTGTTTGGAAACCCTGTCCCGTATCTGTTCGCCTGTAATTCGTCTTACTTTCCCTCTTTCATGGATAGTGAACTCCATGTTCGGTAAAAATGTGTAATCTCCACTGACAAGTTCCGTCTGTAAGTCAGCCAATTCAAACAGATAGTTCATTTCAAACTTCTGTACTTGCGACTTCCAGTCACTACCCTGTTTGGCTCTTATGAAACTCTCATAGAGTACATTTCCATCAAATATTTCACGCTGATAACCTCTTTCGCCATTACTGGTACTCTCGTAAGAGTGGGTGTCGTGTTTCGTATTTACCATGTCGGAAGGACAATCTCTCCTTTCTCTGTCCGCAGAACGCTCAAATGGCTATTAAACTGCGGAATTGAAATCGGGACGCACACCGTTAGCGTTGGAAGCGTTGTTGTAGTTCGCATTGCCGTTGTTGTTGACATTGGCAAAATTGGCAGCGGATGTAGAGATTGCCCCTTTGAATTTATTGTCTGCTTTCCTCCAACCTTTAATGAGATTGATTTCTGTCTTGATTGCTTCACCAAACCGCAGGTAGGTGTTCACATCAACAGGCAGCGTTTCAATGACATACTGCAATTCCTGTGCCAGACGGTAACATTGACCGATTGCTTCATCCTGGTGCAACCTTCTCTGAATGAGTTCTTCCATACAGGTAGGGTAGATACTGTTTGCAATGAAAACCTCTTTCGTGATTTCCCGCAGACAGTCCACAATAACCTGTCTTTCGTCATAGATGAACCAATCATCAAAGGCTTCCAGTTTGTTCTTGAGTTGGTTATACCGCTCCTGTTCCTTTTCGGTCAGTTCGGTATAACCCCTTCCACCAAAGCGTTTCCGTAGGCGTTGCTCTGCCTTTTCAAAACTATATCCAAAGTCCCGCAGCAGAAGGTCAGTAATGTCACGCCTTACCTGATACAGATGGTGAAACACTTCAAACTGGGACGCTTTACGTTTGCTTTTCAGTACAGACATTTCAATCTCCCTTACCCCACCCCATGAAGGGGTGGGGATTTACGATTTAGGATTTAATAGAGAAAGCGGGACGCACACCGGAAGCGTAGGAAGCGCCGGAGGAGTCCGCATTGCCGCCGGCGCTGACATCGGCAAAATTGGCAGCGGATACCACGTCACGCAGCCAGAACCACTGACGGTTGGAAATCATGTCGGGACGGAAGGTGAACAAC